CTAATATCACGTGATCTGCTAATTTATTTAATCTATCTATCCATCTTTTGAATGCAATTCTAAGATATAGATAGCCTGCACCATTAGGAAGAGATAAAACTGAGATACCTTTATTATCTTTATCAAAGTTTTTACCCATAGGAGTATCTTTGTAGATTTTTTTACCTTCTGTTTCACACCATTCCTCAAGCTTTGTAACTGTATCTACAGCTACATACTTATATGGTTTTTTATTTTGCATTATTTTTTTACCAACTTCAGCAAGTTCTATTAGATTGGTCACTTTTATTTTTAAAGCTTCAACCATATCTGAACCTTCTTCTAAATCAATAATCAAACAATTATCTAACTGACTTAATGCAGTTGTTTTGCCTATTTTAGGCGGGCCATAAATGACCATATTTTTAGGAGACTTACGTACTGCTCCAACTTTATTTTTTGGTAATTCCATGTTAAAATATATAACGAATTGTGTTCCAAGGTACTATCTTATTATGTAGTTCTCGAAACTGGTTAATAAATTGTCCTTTTAGTCCTGACTTATATCTAATGTTTTTCCCTCCATACTGAGATATTTTTGTTTCTTGTATTTCAGGAATCCATAACTCATCTTCTGCTTTACTATTTTTATCTAAATTATAAATATGTCTATTCTCATTATGTGTTAAAAGTATACATTCTGCTAAAACTTCATTTTTATAATCTACATAATCATTAAGCATTTCAAATAGTTCTGTATACTGCTCTCTCCATCCTTTATGTATTATAATAGGGCTAAAGTTAACATGTACATCATAACCTGCATCAATAAAAGCATCAATAGCTTTAATACGATCTATAATTTTAGATGTATGGGGCTCATGTATATCTGCTCTAGATTGTGGCATAAGACTAAACCTAATTCTAACTTTACCTTCAGGGTCAAAGTTTATTAAATCAGGATTAACATATTTTGTAGCAAAGCTACCCATAGCTCTATCATGATCTCTGAAGAACTTAAATATCTTACGCCATTCGTGATATTTAGCATGCAATGCAAAATCTTCATTACAACTAATATCATAAGTAATATACTCTTTATGAGTTTGATTGGGCTTATCTACAGTAGCAAACATAGCATGATTATTCATAGCTGTTAATATATCTTCTGTGTTTGTTGCAATTGATAAACCAATAGGCTTATTGCGTTTCATATAACAATAAGAACAATTATATAAACAGCCATGACCAAAACTAGGAGATATATAATCTGTAGATCTTCCAGACTCTCGTATTTTGAAAGATTTTCTAATAACTTTTTGTATCATTTTGTGCGTTCTTTAATTGTAAATGTTGACATGTCTGCTTCATAAGGTATCATACCTAATAAACCGTCACGATTTTTTTCTACATGGCATGCTAGTAAACCTTTTGGATCTTCATCACAATAAGTAGCTGTTATACCATATATATCAAAAGGTCTATTTAATATCATTACAACATGAGCATCTTGACCAATGCTGTCACCACCAAATAGATCTGTCAAGAGTGGCTGATATTGATTTTTAGCTCTATGCTCTTGTTCTATATTTCTATTTAATTGTGATAATAATATATTAATTACACCCATTTTAGATTGCATCCACATACAACCTTTAGAAATTTCATTTAATTTTTGTAGCTCGCTGTATTCCTGCGGACCTCTTACCAACCTTGAGTGGTCAAATATATTTATAACTCTCCCCCTAGAGTTATTCATAAATACTTGTTCATTCGTTTGTTTAATGAATTCCATAGTTCTTGGAACATTATTAAAATAAACAGGGTATTTATTATATTTTTGAACACTATTGGCATAGTTTTTGAAATCTTCATCCTTAAGCCTTGCTTCTACAGATAAAAGATCGCCTAATTGCTTTTTAACTTGCTTAGACGCACTACGCATAATTTGTTGATAACCTGGCATCTCAAAACTCCAATATAAAACAGTTACATTTTTGTCTTGATTAGCATCTAATATATCAAATACCATTTGATTGCTAAATGCTGATTTACCCACGCCAGGACGGCCCGCAATGACATACATTTTACCACCTTGTAAACCGCCTAGTAAATTTCTATTAAGCCTAGGCCATTTAGTAGGATAAACATCTCGTTTACCATTCATAGCATCTTTTACTATCGCTATTGATTGATTAACAGCTTTGTCTATTTTTTGAAAGCCTCTACCTTGAAATAAATTAGAGTTGTCTTGTTTGTCTTCCATCGCCTACATTTTTAGTGGGGTTAATATCCGCATACTTTTCCCAAGTATGATTATTTATCCAAGTTTCAAAGTTTTGCATGTATCCTAAATTATCTTGTTCATGAGCTAATTGATTCTTTAAACAAGATATAATATATCTATGTAAATAAGGCTTATTTAAAATAATTCTTTTATATTTATTTTTAGCCTTTTTATTACTCATTGAATTAGGATCTTTAGCTCTTAAAATTCTTTCACCTCTTGATGATAAAACTTTATAAGGATACAAATCAACAAGTTCTTCAAACATTTTATCTACATCTGATACAAACAAATCTTTAAACTTTTGTTGCACAACAAATTTAGTATGATCGCGATCATCATTTAAAATAATCCAGCCATCATCTTGTAATCTAGTTGCTTTTATTCTAAAACTAACAGAGTCTATATAATTAAAACCTTTTCTCCATATTACATATAAAAATACATAATCATCAGGAGTTAATTTAGACTCTGATAGTAATTTTAAATCTACTTCTAATTTCATAATAGTACTTCAGTTAAGTCGTCAACCCAGTTGACATTAGTTAAACCTTTGACTGCTGATTTTAACCATTTCTCTTCTTGAGTATCTTTAATGTATAGTATTATTATTCTTCCAGTTTTATGTTCTGCGAATCTTAATATCCTACCTACTCTTTGGATCATGGTTAATGATTTACTAGTTAATCCACATATAATAGCCATACTTGCACTAGGCATATCAAAGCCTTGATTTAATGCTTTAGTAGAGCATATAACATCTGCGCCACCCATTTTAAATGCACTCAAAGCTTTTTCTCTTTTCTTTGGTGTCATTCCAGAATGGTAAGTTACTGCTTTGTAACAAACATCTTTATTATTATTTATACATGTAGCTATCCTATCTGTAAAGTCATTAGCTCCTGCAAATGTAATAATTTTAGACCTTTCATTGTTAACTTTTAGCAAACTTTTTCCTAATTTTATTAAAACATTTCTAACACCAATTATTTTATTTTCAGCAAAGTCAACAATAGCTTTTCTTCCTCTCATTGCTTTATAAAACATCACTGCATGCTGTTTCTCAAGGGCTGTTACATTATTACTACCTATTATCCTTTTAGCTTCATTAAAAGCATCAAATTGTCCTAATTTATATTTATAGTGAACAAACATATTATTTGCTTTTTTATAATCAATTTTTTCTTGTTCTGATAATTTAATAGGTAAACAATATATTTCATATGTCGATACTAGTCCTAATTTTACACATTTATCTAAATTTATTTCATAAACTATAGGTGCTAAATCCTGAAGTCTTTCTGAATTTTCTATATCATCAGGTTTTGTTGCAGTCATACACAAAAGCCTATTATATTTATTACGATAGAAAAACTTACGATATTCTTTGCTTAATCCTAAATGAATTTCATCAGCTACTACAACCTCAAACTCTTCATCTTCAAGTTTGTAAGCTGATTGGTAACATAGGATTTGTACTCGATCAAGGACATCAGCATAGTCCCATTTAATGAACTCTGCTTCAAATTGGTCTTGCAATTGTGTGGTGGGCACTACTACTAATGCTTTAGCTTTCTTATTAGCTGTGAGTATTTTACCAATAGCTACAACACCTACACGTGTCTTACCAAATCCTGTGGCAGCAATTACAGTTCCTTTAAACTTATTATTTGCCCAAGCATTTAATGCTTTCTTTTGCTCTTCATTTTTTATTTCAATCTTTTTTTCTAGTACAGTCATAATATTTGATTTGTTTTTAATAGTTTTTCTACTTCATTTAATCTAAGTGTTAAATTATCTATGATTTCATACATATCTACTTCAACATAAGGATTATTTTTAATCCTTCCTATTGCTCTTTCATACATAATTCTATAATCAGCATACATTTTAAATAAATCTTCATGCTGTTCATAATTATGCATAATAGAAGCATGATCTCTATCAAAATGAGATCCTATTTCTCCATATGTCATTTTTAATTCATCTCTTAATATTTTATAACAGATTCTTCTAGCATCTACTAGATTTCTAACTCTACATCTACTTGTAAGTAATTGTACATTTGTTCCAGTAGCCTTAGCTACTATAAATATAATATGTTTGGCCTCTTTATTTTTAGGGCTACCAAGATCTAATTTATATTTCATAATAATTATTTTTGCCAGGTTTCAGATATATGTGTATCTGCTTTTAATAAACCATTAGTTACTATTACTTGAGCTGCTTCTTCCATTAGCTCAGTCATTTTAATTTTCCATTCATCTGCATAGTCTGCTTTACAAATAGTATCAATTTGATCATGCACAGTCATTACTAACTTAACAGGTATTTTATTATCTCTAATATAATCATGCATTAATACTAAAGCACACTTAGTCATATCTGCACTTGCACCCTGAATAGGAGTATTTTTAGATGCACGTTCAATACTACCAAGTTCCATTGTTGATGATTTGTTATTCCAAATCTTTGGATACCAGTTACTAAACCATCTCTTCCTATTATAAGGTGGAAATGTTTTTATATAACCAAACTTCTTACCAAAATTACCTAGCTTATCTAAGAAGCCTTTGATTTTGGGGAACGCTTGGAAGTATTTTTCGATAAGTTCCTTAGCTCTTGGTACACTGATGTTAAGAGTATCAGAAAGCTTATTAGGGCCCATGCCATAAGCAAGCCCGAAATTAATAGTTTTGACATTTGTTCTTAGTTTTTTATGTGATGGACAATTACACTTTTGTTTTTTAGACATATACACACAGTCCT